ATGGTCGTGCAATTTATCCTGTATCTATATGGGATCATGGCCATTGGTTTGACTAGCAATTGGTATTAAGTATGTAGGTTATAGGATAGGGATGGGTGAAAATTAAATTAATTTTGTAGCTACATTTGGAATAATTAACTTAATTTTGTAGCTACAATTAAAAACTTAAAAACAACACTATGGATTTAGAATTAATTTTACAAACAGCAGAAGAATGTTTAGCCCTTAAACCAAATTTATCAGACAACCCAAATGGGTATGATAAAGCAATTCTTGGATTAACCGATAATGGACAACTGGTTTACTCAAAAGAAATTATGGTTAAACTTTTAATGGAAGTAGATGTAGAGCTTTCGGAAGAAGATGCTTGGGAATTTCTTGAATTCAACTGTTTTTCTGCTTATGTTGGCGATCAAACTCCTATTTATGTAAATACTTATTAATTTATGGCAAAAAGTAAACCAATTGGAGTTAGATTTGACTTATATAAGTTGGATATGATTCAAAAAGAGCAAAATTTGACATCTGTTCAGCAAGTGGTGAATTATTTAATGGATAATTACAACAGAACCGACTCAAATTTGCCACATAAAGTTTTTGATGGTAAAATTAGCGCCAAGTTTATTCAAGTGCCTCAAAAAGAGCTTAAAAACGGCAATCCTGAGCCTCCTAATGGGCTAACTGGAATAGATTTGGCTATTTGGAAGTCTGAAAATTGGAAATAATTCGTATCTTAGCTAAAATATTATAACATGTCTGAAGAAAAATTTTCATATTTTGTATCTTATTTAAAAGATTCTTTTGATCAAGCTGTCGTTTGGCATCATCAAACTGATTCTTATGCAGTACATAAGGCTTTAAATAAGTTTTATGATGGTATTCTTGATTTAACAGATGGTTTAGTAGAAAGCGTAAGTGGCATACATGGTAGACCAATGAAATACCAAATTGACAGCCCTGTAGATTATAAAAATCCAGAACAGGTGGTTAAATATTTTAAATCTGCTTATGAATTAATTGAAAAAGAAAGAAAAGATATTTATCAAGAATCTTGGATTCAAAATCAAGTAGATGAAATATCTGCGTTGTTTGCATCAACATTATACCTATTAAGTTTAAAATAATGAAAAGTAAATTAAAAATGATGAAAAGAGCAGATGGCTCTTATTCTCGTAGAGGTTTATGGGATAACATCCGCGCAGCTGCTGGATCTGGTAAAAAACCAACACCTGAAATGCTAAAGCAAGAAAAGAAAATTAAATCAGAAGAAAAGAAATAATTATGTCTGGAGCTTGGCAAAGAAAAGAAGGAAAAAATCCTAAAGGTGGCTTAAATGCAAAAGGTCGTGCATCTTACAATGCAGAAACAGGTGGTAATTTAAAAGCTCCTGTTAAATCTGGCGTTAACCCTCGTAGAGTTTCTTTTGCAGCTCGTTTTGCTGGTATGCTAGGTGCTATGAAAAAACCAAATGGTGAACCTACTCGTAAAGCATTAGCTCTTAAGGCTTGGGGATTTGGTAGTGTTGAAGCAGCTCGTAAGTTTGCTAACGCTCATAAGAAATCATAAGTTCTTTAGTTTTATAATAGGATAAGTTTTTAACCATATTTTGTAAATCTTGCCTATTATAAGTGTAAATTTTAATCTTAATAGTTCTATTGTTATTAAGTATATTATTTATTTGATTATAAAAATATGGCAAGTCTTTATTGCCTCTAAAATTATTACACTCATTGCATATCCATACAAGGTTCTCAAAATAATTATTCCCTCCTTTAGATAATGGAACAATATGTTCTTTTGTTCTATAATTACTTTCAGTAAATCTTCTTTCACAATAACTACATCTTGTACTATTAAAATTAACTGACATAAAAATATTTATTAGTTACTGGTCAAGGATTTGAACCTTGAATGACAGAATCAAAATCTGTAGTGTTGCCAATTACACCAACCAGCATTTATTAAGCTGGGGGCTGATCTTCTAATATTTTTTTACCTGCATCAGACAAAGGTCTTGAAAATAATCTAAGCTTTTTGCCAGTGTTTGGACACACGAAAGTAATACCAGCATCTTGGTATGCTTTTAATACTATTTCTAATCCACCATCACCATCAGGGCTTGCCCCTATTACATGAGGATCATCATAATCAAACTGCATACAAAAATCACATCCTTCTGTATAAACTTGTATTTCTTTTGGTATCTCTGTTTTTTTCTTTGCCATTATCTTTTTATTTTTGTCATTTTTTCACAATGCGGACATTGTATTTCTTCTAAATATCTTACTTCAACACTTTCATCAAACCATTTAATCATATCAGTTTCTATAACTGCTACATGATAATTTAAACATGCGTCACAAACTATTTCAGCTACTTCATATACAACGCTAACCTCCATCATTTAAATGTTTTATATCTACTATTTTTACCTCCTCTCCGTCAAGCATTGCGTCTAATGTTAGCTCAATCATTTCTCTTTGCTCTGGGGTTAACAATGCAACTTTTTCATGGATTGCTGGTATAGCAAATATATCACTATTTATTTCTTTTTTAATACCGGATCTTACTTCTTCAGTTAAAAATGGATGGGTTACAATATCATTAAACATCCAATTAATTTTACTAACGTAAACTTTAAATAATTTTTCTCCTTTTGTTTCAGGATATTGCCTACAAAAATCCTCAAACTGTTCTTGAGCTAATTTTAAATTTTGAACAGCACTTATGATATTAGCACTCATTATTAAAGTTTAAATGCGTTTGTTCTAATTCTTGTAAAAACGTTCTAGCTTTTAGAACTTTATTTTCAATGCGTAAAATATCATCTTCACTTCTATTTACGTTAAACGTAAGTATTCTTTCATTAATTGATATATCATCAAATGTCATATTGAATTCTACCTTCATTGCTTCTTTGATAAATTCTGGACTTTCTTCTGAAATTACATCCATCTTTTTAAGTAGATAATATTTCTCTTGTTGAATAATGCTTTCTGGTGTATTGACTAAACAATACGCAATAGTAGCTTTTCTTGTGCCTGTAAGCCACATATAAGACTGCATTTGCCAATAGTATAAGTTATCTAACTTGTCTGGTATATTACCTAAGAATGTCCAAAGATCATAACTTGACTTTATGTCAATAATTGTATCGCCATTTATAATATCTGGCAATCCTGTTATAAAATCATTTTTAAATCGTTCTTCATTTTTGCTAAATGGTAATTTAAGATACATTGATAATAAATCAATAGAATCTTGTTCAGCTTCAATGCCTTTCTTCATTTGCTTTGTTTGTATATCTCGCTTTCTTCCGTATTTTTCAGCGATATAAACTTCAATTAAATGTTTTTGTGCAGTCTTTGATAATACTCCAGCTTCTTTATCTGCTTTAGTTACAGGTTCGGTCATTAAATAACCGACAGAGCTTGCTCTGATTAGTGTTTCGTTCCAGTTCATTAAAGTGTGTTTAGTTTGTTGTTATAATGTTCTAATAGTTCAGGATTGCTTTTGCTCATTAACTCCCAAGCTTTTAATTCCTCTTTCGTTTTGCAAGAGTCAATAAATGCTTTTGTTTTTTCAGCTAATGTTTGTTTTGATTGAGTTGGAATTATTTCTTGATAAATTTTATCATCATAAGGAACTCCACAAAACTCTGAAAGGTCTTTTAATCTTTTTACATTTTCAGAATGATATTGTTCTACTAAATCTCTTGCAATGTCAAGAGCTTTGTTTGCAGACTCGCCTTGATTAAGAGAAAATTCAACACCAATTTTTTCAGAAGAGTAATTGCCTAAATTAAATGTTCTAGTGTAGTTAACGGTTTGGATGTGCATAATACTTATTTTATTCTTGTTACAATTGTTTTTTCTTCAATAAACTTAATTTTAAACATTTTACTTTCGTGTCCTTTTTTCTTTTTAAGATTTGAAACCATAACCATAACTGAAGTATATGGATTATTTAATCTAATACTTTCGCTTAATTTTAAATCAGCTACCTTACTTGAAACTGATTCTGGATCTATTTTTCTTGCCATTTTATATTTTTTTGTAAAATTAATTTAATTAAATATAATAACCAAAATTAATTTAATTAAAAACCCTCCCAGTATAGAAATACAGGAGGGTATATTTGCTTAAAACCACCAATCTACAATTACTTCTGTAAAATTAAATAAATTTCTTTTTTACTAAGTTCAGCTTTGCCCTGTATTCTAGGATCAAAGATTTAAGCTCATCTCTTGTTGGTCTTACTGCTTGTCTTGCTATTTCTCTAAGGTATTCAACTAATGCCCCATTTTCTTTATGTAATTTATATTCAAATTCTTCAATATTCCCAGTTTTGAAATAATTACACTCCATACATTGAGGTCTGCAATTTTCATCCATCCATCTAGTTCCAAGATTTGATCTACCCATAAAATGACCGCATTGTATTTCTGCTATAGTATGTTTATTACCACAAGTATAACACTCTACCATACCTGTTTTATCTGCATATTTATTTCTTAGATACTGGCTAAATACATGGTCAAGATCTGCAACTAAGTTTTGAAAACTTTCTGAATCATCTTCAAATTCTTCCATTCTCTTTTGCGTAGAAACCACTGTAGCACATTGCTTGCACATCTTTTTAGAAAAATGATAATCAATATTCCCGCAACTAACGCACCTTTTTTTCTTCACTATTATTGTTGAATTTCTCATCTTCTTTTAGTTTATGTAGTTTATCATTTATGAATCTGTATTTGCCTATGTATTTACCTTCTTTTGTAACCTCTATAATCATGTCTAACCTTTTGGCTAAATCGTATATCAATTCTCTATTTTCCATAAGTTTCTTTTGTAATTGCATTACCTGCCCACATAGATTTTTCTAAACTAGCTTTTAATTTTTGCTCTGCCTTTATATAGATTGAATTCATACTATTAGGATCAGTACAAACTATCATCAACTTTGTTTCTAGTTCTCTTATTCTTGATTTTAATTTTTGATAACTATTCATAAATTATTTGTTTTTAGTTAATTTAAAATTTATTATTAACCATCCTAAAAATGTCAATGAAATACAAATGAACCAATACCAATCTCTGCCATTACTAATCATCCCAATTGACTTTTGTATTATATAAGATATAACCGGAATACCAAAAACGGGCATAGACGATGCAGGGTTAGAATATTTTCTTTTTACTAATTTCATAAAGTTATTTGTTTTGGTTATAGGTTTGGTTGTAGTAATAAATTGCATTTTTAACACCTCTCAAAAGTAAACCGCCATTAGAATCAACATCATCAGCACCAAATGCGTGTGCTTCTATTATCTGCTCTTTTTCTTTTTTCAACAAATCTTCCACACATTTTATATAAAATGACAATAGTTCCTGCTCTTCATAAGTAGATGCACTATTTTGGTATAAATGAAAAGTAGAAATTAATTCTTGCATTGCTGTTTTCATAGTAATATTTTAACAAAGATAATTAATTTAATTAAACCACAAAATAAATTTAAAAAAAAGTTAAAAATATTTGGGTATTTAAAAAATAACACTATTTTTGTCATCCAATAATCAAAACAAATTTATGGAAATCAAAACTGAATTAAGGCTTCACGAAAGGATAAAAGAGGCTTTAGATGGCCGTACACAAAGGTGGCTGTCACTTAATGCAAAAATACCAGAATCGGAATTATCACGAAAGATGCAGGGTAAATTATTATTTACCGATGCAGAAATAACTCGTATTAACGAGGCATTGAAAACCGATTTAACTAACGACTAATTATAAAAAAATGGCTCGCCCTAAAAAGAATTATTGCGATTACTTCCCTCATGATAGGGATATGAGAAACCATAGAAAGGTTAAAGCCATTCGTACAAAGTTTGGAGCAATAGGTTATGCTATTTGGTCAATGACTTTAGAATATTTAACTGGTATTGATGGTAATGTATTTGAGTATTCAGATGTGGAATTTGAACTAATGGCGGGTGATTTTGGAGTTTCTGCTACAGAAATACGGGATGTGGTGGATTACTGTATCAAACTGGAGATGATATTCTTAAATAATGGCTTTATTAATTCAGATTCGCTAGATGAAAGGCTAAAACCTGTCTATGAAAAAAGAGGTACAAATAAAGATAAAAGTAAGAAACAACTCCGCATAAACGGTAAATTCGCTACTAATAATACCGTATCTGACGGAGTTTCTGCTCCAGAAAATCCGCAAAGTAAAGTAAAAGAAAGTAAAGTAAAAGAAATAAAAGAATATATACCTAGTGAAAATGATTTTTTAGCATATTGCAAGGAAGTAGTTGAGAATGATTTAAAGGCTGTTTATTCTGAATATGAATTTTCTTTAAAAGCTAAATATCAAACTTGGGTAGATGCTGGTTGGAATGATGGGTATGGCAAGAAGATTAAAGTTTGGAAAACTAAAATAAAAAATACACTTCCCCACCTAAAAAAAACTTATAAATCAAATTCAGAGCCACCAAAAAGCGGTTCATTACATCAAAATCAAGATTTCATAAATTACTCAAAAAGGATTGAACAACTAAACAAATAAAACGATGCAAGTTACTATTTTTAAAAACATTTTTAGCAAGGAACCACATTTCATAACCGTTGAAAAAGCACTTGAAAGGATTAAACTAGGTGCAAGTAAGGCTTTGGTCTTAGATATTAGGTTGGCTTTGGATAAGGAAAAAGCTAATAAGCTAAAGCTCAATTTGCCTTCAATTTGCTTTAGTGGTAAGTTCGGGGCAGATAGAAAGGATGAACAATTGGTTTCACATAGCGGATTTATAGTTTTAGATTTTGATGATATTTCTGATTTAAGGGATAAGCAGACTGAAATTATTCAAAAGGATTTTGTGTACGCTTGTTGGGTTAGCCCTTCTGGTAATGGATTAAAAGCATTGGTTAAAATAGCAGATGGAAAAAAGCACAGAGAGCATTTCCAATCATTACAAGAGGTTTTTCCGGAAATTGACCGAAGCGGAATTAATGTAAGCAGGGTTTGTTACGAAAGTTTTGATCCAGATATTTACATAAACGAAAAAGCTCTTGTCTTTACAAAAGCAAAAAAAATAGAAAAAGTTGTAGTCAACGAAATTGAAACAATTGACGATTCTGAAAACTTTCGTAGAATACTAAAGTGGCTTACGAATAAAAACGATGCTTTTGTCACTGGAGAGCGAAATACTTACATTTTTAAGTTGGCATCTGCGTGTTGTAGGTTTGGAATCAACGAGGAGGCCGCTTTAAGCCTCATTTCAGCCGAATATTTAGTGAGTAATGACTTTACTATGTCAGAGATGAGAGGGGCTGTAAAGAGCGGATATAGGGCAAATAGGGCTATTGCTGGTTCGGCTATCTTACAAAAGGAGAAGTTGGTTAATAAAACTACTAACTATGAGATTGATGTTAAGAAAGAATTTGTAGATGAGAAAGGGGATAATTACAGGGTTGAAGATGTGGTTTATGGAATTGATGTAAAGGATAAAGCTTTGCTTATCAATCAAAATGGTTTTGACAAGGTTATGGGAGTTGGCGTTCCAGAGCTTGATTATATTTTTAAGCCAAAAAGAGGCGAAATTACATTGCTTACTGGTATTGGTAACTACGGTAAAACAGCTTGGCAAAAGTCGCAATTGCTAAGTAGAATCATCATGTATGGCGAAAAGATTGCTACATTCTCTCCTGAAGATACGCCTGCGGAAGAATATTTTCATGACTTTGTAGAGATGCTTTTGGGATGCGAGTGTACTCCTTTTAACCCAAATAGACCAGCTAATGATATTTACGAGGCTGCATATGATTTTATTTCTAAACATATTTTTTATATTAGCGCAGAGATGCTTTCGCCTACCCCACAGTATATCAAAGAAAAGTTTCTTGAATTGATTGTGCAAGAGAAAGTTGACTTTTGTTGTATTGATCCATTTAACCAAATGACCAATGATTACAAAGGTTTTGGTGGTAGAACTGATAAGTATTTGGAAACATTATTAGCTGACTTTTCAAGATTTGCGAAGAAGAATGATGTGTATTTTTGGGTTATTGCGCATCCAAAATTAATGGAAAGGGATAGGAGTGGTAACTACAAATGTCCTGATGTATTTGATATAAATGATGGTGCTATGTGGAACAATAAAATGGACAATATTACCGTTTACCATAGACCATTTGCACAGACAGATCCAAAAAGTCCTGTTGCAGAATTTCATTCTAAGAAAATTAAAAAGAAAAGCGTTGGTAGAAAAGGATTTGTAATGGTTGAGTATATTTGGGATAGAAGAAGATTTTTTATTGAAGGAAGGGATTTTATACAAGAGATGTTGAATAAAAAAGGACTTGATTTTTGGAAGAGAAAAGAAGCTAATCAATCATGGCTTCCATATAAAGATGAAGATGGTGGAGAAGTAATATTTTAATAATTAAAAAACAAAAAAATGATCAGAATTTCAGTAATCGGAAGATTAGGACAAGATGCAGTAGTAAACACAGTGAATGGTAAAACAGTGATTAATTTTTCAATGGCTTACAGTGAAAAGTTCAAAAACCAACAAGGTGAAGATGTAGATAAAACTACATGGGTTTCATGTGCTTATTGGACAGACAAATTAAATGTATCTAACTACTTAAAAAAAGGTACAATGATTTACATGGAAGGTAAGCCAGAAGCAAAGACTTACAATAACGATAAAACAAAAGAAGTGATTGCGCAGTTGCATGCTAGAGTTACATCTTTACAGCTTTTATCCGGTAAACAAGACGAAAATAATGCATAATGTATATTCATGAATTAATAAATCCTATAGAAGTTGAAACACCACTTGGAAGAGGAAAAGCAATTGCTTGGATTGACTACGGATCAGAAGTCAACACCGTTTGGAAAGTCGTATTTTACCACAATGGTATGGTGCGGAACTTTTACGATAAAGACATACTCATCTACCCAAATAAAATGGACGGTGGGGACATAGATTTAAAGTATTTTAAAACCCAATAATATGCAACAAGAATTAGTATTTGACGGAACTGATTATGTTCATGAAAGAGATGGTAAAAGATTAGCTAAAAACCATTTTAAATTAAAGGAACTTATGCAAGATCAAAGGTTTAGAACCCTTAGTGAAATTTCAGCCATTACTCATATTCCAGAAGCATCAGTATCGGCAGGTTTGCGTGATTTTAGGAAAGAAAAATTTGGTAGGCATACCCTAAATAAAAATTATTTAGAAAATGGCTTATATTCGTACCAATTAATCCTAAATAACACATAAAATGGCAAAAGTTAAAACAGATTCAAGAAAGGTAACATTTGGTAGTAGAAAAACAGGCAGTGCAAAGAAATCTTATAACAAACATTCTCCAAAACCCAAGCAATATCGCGGTCAAGGGAGGTAAAATTAAATTATGAATAATAAAGCAGCTAAAAAATTAAGAAGATTATCTGTATTTATGGCAGCAGGTGCTGGTAAAACATTAGAAGATGCTAAAAGGATATACAAAAACCTAAAAACAGTACATAAAGAAAATAAAAAAGCCCCTCGTTAAAAAGGGGCTAATTTACGTTTTTTTAAGACTAAGCGTTTGCTGCTGCATTAATTTGAGATACAGTAGAATTCGTATAAAATAATACCGGTACTTGGTTTAAACCAGTAGGTGCTACTTCAACTATTGAATTCATAACCACTCCGTTTGCCACTGTTCCTGAAGGAGCTGGGTAAGCTGTAATTGTGCTTACTGGGAATCCGTAAGAAATACCAGAAGTTGCAGGAGTGCCGTTAGGGTTTAATAAAGCATATTGATTTCTTTGATATGCTGTAATTGATACTATACTTGCCATTTTTTAATATTTTTGATTGTTTTTAAATTTTTTTAAATTAAGCTGCTGTAGTTGTTGAAGTTGTTGGAGCTGCTGTAGTTGTTGAAGTTGTTGGAGCTGCTGTAGTCGTAGTTGGAGCTGCTGTAGTCGTAGTTGTTGTTGGTACAGTACCACCACCATTGATAGCTGTAATTAAAGTAGCAACTGATGCATCGCTATATAATTTTTCAGCTGGTTGATTAAGACCACTTGGATACATAAGAATTAATGAATTCATTTGTACGCCATTTGCTACTACAGTAGTAGGTTGAACTTGTAATCCAACGGTTGGTAATGAAAATAATACACCGCTAGTTGCAGGTGTTCCATTAGGGTTCGTTAAATCGTATTGGTTTCTACGATAAACATAAACTGCTACATGATTTGCCATTTTTTAATTGTTTTTTTTGTTATAAATTTTTTTTTGGGCAATACAAATATAATAAATTTTGGTAGATATAAAAAATCGTGTAATTTTAATTAAATTAATTAATTATGAAATTGAAAGCTCCAAGTAATAGAGTAATCATTAAGGTTGATTTAGAAAGTAAAAACAGCCATACGTTTAAAGATGGCACAAAGATTAAACTAGAAAGAGTATATGATAATTTTAACATGCGTTATGTTAAGCCAGTAAACGCGGAAGTAGTTGATGCTGTCGGAATACCTGTTGGTTCTGAAATTTTAATTCACCATAATGCTACTCATGACACTTATAAAATTTTCAACTATCAAAAACCAACAGCTGAAGCATCTTCTGACATGCAATATTTTTCAATACCAATTGAAGAGTGCTTTATGTGGAGAAAGGAAAAAGGTTCCACATGGAACGCTTTAAATAATTTTATTACTGGGTTAAGGATTTTTGAACCATACACTGGTTTCTTAGAAGGAATTGAACCTAAATTGGTTAAAAATAAAATTTACGTTACAAGCGGAGATTTAGCAGGCAATGTTGTAGGTACTGTAATATCAAGTGATTATGAAATTATATATCAAAATGATGATGGGACAGAAGGTAAAATTATAAGATTAAGATATTATCCAGAAGGCAACGATAGAAACGAAGTAATTTCGGTTGAGCATGAATTGACTGAAAAAGTTGTAAAAGGAGATTTATTGATTGGTTATAATATTTCAGATGCTAAAAAATTAAATTAATGTCAGCAGAATTAGAAAATAAGATTAAGGATTTAGAAAAACAAATAGCTTATTTAGAAGGTAAAAATGCTTATTATCAACAAGATGGGATAGGTAAACTATATCATGCACTTAATAGAAAAGCTAATGAAATGGCTGAATTGTTAAATAAAACAAGTCTTACTGCAATTGATATTGATGATCCTAAAATTAAGACATTTGAAAGATTACAAAAAATATGGGTAGATGCTGGAACAATTTCAGCTTCAATTAAGGCTTTAGAAGTATTAGCTGGTATTAATCAAGAAACTAACGATAAAAAAGAAGTAGTTCAAGTTAATAGAAAGCCATTTTCTCCAGAAAACATGGCCGATGCAGTAGGCGAATTAGCTGGCAAAAGATATTAATTATGTACGAAAAAATTGAAGGTGGTAGTATTATAGACATTCAGGGGTTAAAGTGTAATTTACCTCCAGAGGGATATGTTTATAATATAATTACAAAACAAGTTGAATTTAGGGGTGTATATAAAAGATCTGAAACTGAATCAGAGCAATATTGGAAAAGGATTGCTTTGCCAGATTGGTATCAAGATACGATGAAGAAGTGGGATGAATTTGACAAAAAGAAAAAAGATGATGAAGCCGAGTTTTATGATGAGAGGCTAGAAGAATATAAGAAACAAGAGTGGGATAGAAGGTTAAATGGCTTTTGGTACATGAACAATGGGAAGCCATTATTTTTAACTGGTTTACACTATTTATATTTACAGTGGTGGCCTATAGATATTGGTTATCCTAAGTTTCGTATTCCAGATTTAGAAAAGTTCTATTTTATGGACTATTGTATTCAAGATCCATTGTGTATGGGGATGCTTGAAGTAACTAAAAGACGTTTTGGTAAATCATTTGTGGCTGGTTTATTTGTTTCTGAATACATTACTAGAACTAAGATGACAAACGGAGGTATTCAGTCTAAAACAGGATCTGATGCCAAAAAATTCTTTGCTAAGACTGTAGTAAATCCATTTAGAAGATTACCTAAGTTTTTTAGACCAGAATATGATATGTCTTTGGGTGTTAATCCTAAAACAGAAATGAGATTCCAAAAGACAAACGTAAGGGGTAAGAAAGCAGAAGATAGTGTTGACAAAGATGAATTAGGTTCAATTATTGACCATCAATCGGCAGATACAGTTGCTTATGATGGACAAAAGCTTCATAGGTATGTGGCGGATGAGTGCGGTAAAACAACAGAGGTTAATGTCTATGACAGACACGAAGTTGTGCGTTATTGTTTGCTAGATGATGAAGGTAAGATTATTGGAAAGGCTTTATATACTACAACAGTAGAGAAATTAACTACAGAAAAAGATGGTGTTCAAGATGCGTTTAAATTATTATGGGAGGAAAGTAATCAAGACAAAAGGCAAGATAATGGAACGACTTCAAGCGGTCTTTATAGATTTTTTATGTCTGCAAAGCGAACTAGAAACTTTGACGACTTTGGATTCCCTGATGAAAATAAAACTTTAGACCAAATTCTAGCAGATAGAGAAACGGTTAAAAATAACCCAAGAGCATTGTCTGCTCGTGTTAGAAAAGAACCATTGACAATTGATGAAGCGTTTAGCACAGACTCCGATAAATGTATTTTTAATGTAATGAATATAGGAGCAAGGGAGCAATATTTAAAAGAAAACCCTGTATTAAAAAGGCATATTATTTTTTACCGAGATATTGATCAAACAGTAAGATGGAGAAATATTAATGATAAAGAAGAAGATTTTCATTGGGTTATAACTCAATTCCCAAAACCGGGCGAAGAGAATAAGCATACATTTGATGTTAAAACTAGAAAGCCGGGTAGGGTATCAGATGGCGCAATTGCAATTGACGGTTACAGCAATAGTCAAGGTGGTAAGTACGGTTCAAAAGCATCAGCTTGGATTGGTAGAAGATATGATTTATTAGATCCGGGTAATACAGGTAAGGCAATAGGTCATTTGTACGGTAGACCACAAATTAAAGAAACATTGCATGAGCAAGTTCTTTTAGCGGCTGAATTTTATGGTTATCAAGCTTGGTATGAGCATAATAGTGATGATTATTTATCATATTTTAGAGATAGAGGTAGGGTTGGTTATTTAGGCTCTTACCCACTTTCAACAATTGATCCTTCTAAACGAGAATCAGCAGAAAGACATAAAGGTTTCCCAACAACTCCGTTTAGCTTAACTAAGCAGACAGATGTTGGAATTATGTATTTTGAATCACATATAGATTCCATAGATTTTGAAAACTTGTTAGAAGATGCCAAAAAGTTTGATCCAAACAATAGAACTGATTTTGACCAAACGGTATCATTTTTAATGTTAATTGTATGTCTTATGGAACCAGTTCAAAAACAAATTAAACGGGAACCATTGGTTAGAAGCTATAAGCCAGAGTTCAATTAATTAAAAATTTTACTAAATTCTTAATATTTAGTATATTTGACGTAAAATACAATCACATTGGCAGATAGTCCGTTATTCATATCAGCAGCAAATAGCAATGGCGAAGCCTTAAAAAAGTTTCAAATTACTACAGATGTATCATCTAAAAAAGATTATGCATATGGTAAAAATGTTGCACAAAGCATCTATTCTACAATTTACGGAAACCAAACTTATTTTTGGTTAAGAAATAATAGATTTAAAAAAAATAGACAAATTGCAAACGGTAAAATAGACATGAGTGTGTTTATGGATCGTTTGGAAATGAATAGTAAAGCTAACTTTGTAAATATTAATTGGAAATCAATTATTATTGGTAATACCATTGTTGCAAGATTAGTTGGATCATGGATGAGTCGTAAAGAAAAGATTAGTGTAGTTGCTAATGATACAGCATCAGCAATGATGAAAAAAGCAGCTGCTGATGAAATGGAGTTTGTATATAGGAATAAAGAAAATTTAGCTGCATTACAACAACAATCTGGTATAGAACTTATACCAAAAGATCAATTTGTTGCAGAAGATAAAGATGAATTAGATCAATGGATAATGGAATTTAACCATTTACCAGAAGAAATTTTATATAGTATTGGTTGCAATAATGTATTAGAAGCTAATGGATGGAATGATGTTTTAAAACAAAGATTATTACATGATTCTGCTGAAGTTGGATTAGTTTGTACTTATACTTGGATGGATGAAGAAGGTGAAGTTCATGTTCAATGGATTAGACCTGAAAATGCAATTTATTCTTATTCTGATTTCCCTGATTTTAGAGATACTACTTATAGAGGACATATTTTGTCAATGAAAGTTAGTGAAATAAGGGCAAGATATAGTATTGCAGCTGGAGGAACTTTAACAGAAGAAGATATTTTTAGATTGGCGGAATCATCAAAGGAATATCAAAGAACAGATAAGATTAAGTGGATGCAAGATTGGAATGTTGCTTGGTTAAGGCCTTATGATGAATGGAATATTGACTTAATGCAATTTGAAATTAGAACATTAGATTCTGATGGTTATACTGTTACTAAAACAAAGAAAAATGGTAGCACTATAATTAAAAAAGGGAAACCTGAAAAATTAGACGAAAATCAACAATATATAGAAGAGAAAAAATGGAATATATACGAAGGTGTATATTGTCCGGTTACTCAAACAATGATTAAGTGGGGTATTAAAAAAAATATGATTCGCCCACAAGATCCAAAAGAAATAGGTAATGCAGAGTTTTCTTACAGCTTTTATATGTACGACCCTTACGATATGCGTAATGTGGCTGTACCTGAAAAAATAGAAGAGCCTATTGAGCAGATGATTTTAGCTAGATTAAAGATACAGCAAATGGTAGCTAAAATGGTACCAGCTGGTGCTTCAATTGATGTAGATGCATTACAAGAGTTAGATTTAGGTTTAGGGGATTCTGTAAAGCCATTAGAAGTACAAAAGATTTGGGAACAAACAGGTAAGCTTTATTATCGTGGTAGAGATGCCGAAGGTAATAGAATTCCAGTTCCAATTACTGAATTAGCTAATACTGGTTTTGCTCCTCAATTACAAGCTTTAATTCAATTGTATCAATTCCATTATCAAGTTTTAAAAGATGAGTTAGGAGAAGATCCTAATTTAATGAATCAAGCCGCACAACCAAGAGTTGCTGCCTCAAATATTGAAGCTTCAAGAATTTTAGCAAATAATGCTACAGAATATATGTATGATGCATATATTTATGTAATGGAAGAAACAGCTAAAAAAATATCTTGTTTAATTAATAAAAGTGTTACATACGGTTCTAAAAAATATAGAGATTTATTAAAAGAAAAAGATGTTGTAAATAGAAACTTTCTTGCTACTGTAAAAATGTTGCCTAGTGATATGCAAGTAGCAAATTTACAAGCAATGATGAACAATGCAATAGCATCTAACCCTCAATTAATTGTATATCTAGATCCGTTTAAAGCAATGAGAATTGCAAAAGAGAATGTTGAGTTAGGGGAATTGTATTTTAGACAGGCTCAAAAAAGATACATTAAAACGGAACAAGAAAAAGCTCAAATGAATAGTGAGCAAAATGCTCAAGCGCAACAAGCTAGTATTCAAGCAAAAATGCAAGCAGACACTTCATTAGCTCAACAGCAATCATTGGTAAAAGAAAAAGAAATTATATTACAAGGAGTATTTGATCTTGCTAAAGCTAATATACCTATTCCACCACAATTACAGCAATTAGTAAATGGAATGTTGCAAAATGTAACTGTGCCAATTGAAGTTCAAAATCAACAACAGCAACAAGCTCTAGAACAACAAGCGCAGCAACAGCAGCAACAGATGGAACAGGAACAAATGCAGCAAGGTCAGCAAGGACCAACTGAAGAAGAACAAATGATGATGGAACAAGAAATGCAACAACAATAATTATAAAAAATTAAAATAAAAAAAAATGGCAACGGTAAGTAAGCTTTTAATAAGACTACAAAAATTCAGTTCAAAAATTAGTACAACTGTAGATGCGACTGAATCATTTAACACAAATAATTCTTTTTATCAAGATTTATCTGGATGGGATTCAGCGGTAGTTCAATTTGTAGGAACATCTGGAACAATTAGTTTTAGTACTACAAATGATAATGGTTCTATTACAGGACAATTATTACCAGCACCAGAAGTGCCTATTAACTGGGTATCTGTTGCTGGCGTTAATTTAACATCAAAAGCTGATGTTACATCAATTGCAGCAAGTGGTATTGTTGCATTTGGTATTATTGGTAATTATTTATTATTACAAGGTTCTGCAACTACAACAACAACGGCTGCACCTTAAAATTTAAAATAGAAATAAAATGGCAAATTCAATAGCATATGTATTATCACAAAATACATATCCAACAGCTCTAGAAGCAGACAATGTTGGAGTTAAGCAAGGAACTAGAATAGTTTATACTACAACTTCAACTTTGACAGGATCTAGTATTCTTTACGCTAATAGTAGATTAACACAACCAGTTTATGGAGATGGAACAAATTGGTTTGGTGTTCAATTATTGACTAATACAGGAGTAAAATACGCCATTACAATAGATAGTACTGGCGATGTAGTTATAGATTAATAACAAAACCCAAAATAAGCATTTATGCTAGAAAATCAAGACATGTCAGCGCCAATTTCGCTGGCAGAAGGTTACAATCCGTTTTCGGATGAAAATGCACCACAAGTGCAACAGCAAGTAGAAGTAGCCCCTACTGCAACAAATGAGCCGAATAATGAACAACAATCGGCCCAAATTAATCAAGAAGATCAAAATTTAGTTAGTCAACCTTCAGCTTTTGATCCAAATTCTTTTATAAAAGAAAGATTTGGATTTGATACTGTAGATGAAGCTGAAGAGGCATTTTCTAGATTAATTGAAGAAAACGAAAGAAATACTCAATTTCAATTTAAAGATGATGTAAGCAAAACATTATTTGATGCAATTAAAGAGGGTAAGGCAGATGATGTTTATGAAGTTCTGAATCAACAAAAAAGGTTAGAAAAATTGGTAAATTCAGAATTAAACACTGAAATAGCTGCTGAGATTGTAAAAACAAATATCAAAAATAAACATAAAAGTTTATCTGATGAAGATGTTGAGCTTTTGTTTTATGATCAATTTTTCGTACCTTTAAAACCTGAACAAGGTTATGATGAATCAGATGATGATTATGCTGCAAAAGTAAATCAATGGCAATCACAAGTTGATTACACTGAAAGAAGATTGATGATAGAGGCAAAAGTTTTAAAGCCAGAAATTGAAAAATTAAGAAGCGAAATTACTTTGCCTGATATTTATAATGAAAGTGCTAGAGAAGCTCAATCTCAAGAAGAATTTGAGATAATGCAAGAAGCTAGATCAATTTATGAAAGAACTTTAGATTCTGAATTCCAGTCCTTCAATGGATTTAATGTTTCGGTAAAAGACGAGGATGTTGAAATACCGATTTCATTTAATGTAGCTGAAGAAGAAAGATTGGCAATAAAGAATGATTTGGAGGATTTTGATACAGATTTATATTTTGAGAATAGGTGGTTTAACAAGGAAGGGAAACCAAATGTTCAACAAATAATGGCAGATAAATATCTGCTTGAAAATCGTGAAAAAATCTTTTCAAAAATAGCAAATGAAGCTGCATCCCAAAGATTGTTAGCTCATTTAAAAAAGAACGGAAATATTAATATCAACCAAACACCAACTCCACAAGGAGCGAAACCAGATCTTAATAGCATAGAAGCTGAAAGGCTAAGAATGGCAGAATGGGCATTTAGTTCGTAACTTGTTATTGCCTTTGGAGGAGGCGTTAAAAAACAAAATTAAATATTATGGCAGGAATACCTACCTCAAATATTTTGCAACCGGGTAATATATCGTTGCAAACCCAGAATAGACAACTTATGGTTGATCTACAATTATTAACTCCACAGTATTACAAGCAATACACTCAAAAGTATGGCAATGAAGATTTTACTTGGTGGTTAGCTGCTCATAGCGGCATGGAAGAAGTTAAAAACTTAAATTACTTCTGGTTTGAAAACAGAGGTAAATTAATGCCGGGTGTTACTAACGAATCTACAGTTGCTGCAGGCGTTGGTTCTACTTTAACTTTAACTTTAGGACAAGAAGCTTACTACAACAATGGTACTCAAACTCCATTAAGAGTTAACGAAACATTGCGTGTGGCTTCTTCTAACATTGAGGGTGTTATCATCTCAATTGACGATAGCGTAGCTTATGCATGGACTTTCCAAGTTGCACCTAAGCAAACATCTCAAAGATTTGCTTCTGCTGGTGTAAACTCATTGTTAGCAGGTGAGGTTTTATTATTCGGTGGTGATGCAGATGCTGGTGAAGCTTCTCAACAAATCAATCCTTTAATCCAATTGGATCAAAGATATGATAACTATGTAACTGAAATTCGTGATGGTTGGTCTAACACTGACTTAGCGCAAATGGCTGATACTTTTTATGAGTTCCCAGTATCTCCAGATATGGCTGCTAATGGCGTTACCGCTTTCACTTACAAGGGTATGTATAAGACTCTTGTTCGTTTCAAGAACAACGTAGAAGCAAAATTAATGCGTGGTGATTTACAAAATAACTCTGCAATTGATTCTAATTCTCAAGGTTCTGTAGGTATCATCCCTAAAGTAGTTGCTGACGGTGAAACAGTTGGTTACACTCCGGGTACTTTAGATATCCAAAAATTACACGAGATTACTCGTATCATGGATGTTAATGGTTGTGCTAAACAATCTGCATGGTTAACTGATATCTTCCAAAGACAAGATTTCTCTGATGGTATCTTCGCTGCTTACCCAGCTGGTGCTTTCGTTTATGGACAAGGCGAGAAGTCTAAAGAAGCTTCTGTTGCTTATGGTTTCCAAGAAATCTTCATTGATGGATATTTATTGTCTGTTAAGAAGTACTCTCAATTCAACACTGAGGTTACAACTGGTTTAACTCCAAACGTTGATTACTTCCGTAATTTCGGTTTAATCTATCCAATGGGTGAAACTAAGGATGCAAAAACTGCTCAAGCTTACAAGAACATCACTATTATGTATCAACAACCTCCTCAAGGTGGTACTGTTGGTAATGGTATTCGTGTATGGCAATTTGGTGGTGGATCTCCTAATCCAACAGATGGTACAATGACTAATCAAATTGCGATGATCACTTATCGTGGTACTCGTGTTTGTGCAGCAAACCAGTTCATTATCGTTCAAGGTAACTAATTAGTTATTTGAATATTTATCGGGTAGGGGCAACTTTATTGATTGCCTCTACCTTTTTTAACATTTAAAAACCATTTTATGGCTAAGTTAAAGGCAAGATCAGTTGGTATATCAGAAGCCAACTATTCACAACAAGGTGAAATAAAGGTACAAAGACAGTATGAAGAAGCAGCTCAAGCTATTGAATTAGCTCCTTCATCTAATAATGGAACTACTTTCAAGATTTTTAAATTATCAGATACTAAAAAGAATGGTAAATACCATATGGAAGGTATTGATGATGTATGGAATGAAAAGAAAGGCAGAATGGAAAGAATTAGGCTTTTGAGGGGCTATCCAAGCATTTGGGTAGAAGATCAAAAAGGTCTTGAAAAAACATTTGTAGAACAAAATAGAAGAAGCTTAATTTTTGATCGTAGAGTATTAAGAGTAGCTGATTATGATGTAGAAGCACTTGAATTTTTGAGTCTTTGTAATGCTAATTTAGATAATGCAAATAGAAAAGGAACTAGAAAAATCACATTCTTCCAATGGAATCCACAAAGAACTGCAGAGCTTGAGAGAGCAAAACGAGTTGCTAAAGTTGAAGCTATTAAATATGCTTCATTAGCTAGTGACGAGGAAATGCGCAAACATTGCAATTTCTTGGGAATTTCATTTGTAGATGATTTAGGTATGCCTAAGTCTATGGAAGCATTAAGAAATGACTATGAACTTTATGCAGAAGCGCAGCCTAATAAATTTATGCAAAGTGCTGGTACTAAAGAAGTTGAAATAGCATTTATAGTTAAAAAAGCTTTAATTGATAATAAAATTGACACTACTACAAAAGCGGGTTCGGCTTATTGGTCAAATAACGGTGGGTTTATCTGCAAAATACCAGCAGACAAAAAAGCACAGAATTATTTGGTTGATTTCGCAATGTTCCCTCAAGATGAGAGTAAAGCATTTTTAGAGCAATTAAAGAAATTGATGTAGTTCTTTCCCCTCTAAATAAAAGAAGCCCTGTAACCTAAAAATTACGGGGTTTTTTTGTTACTTTTTCGTATATTTGTTGTATAACTTATTCCAATGAATGTTAATGATATGTATCGTATTTGTCAGTTTGCAGTTAATAAGGCGCAAAATGGCTATTTGACTCCATCTGAATTTAATTTGACTATAAATCAAGCACAAGTTTCTTATCAAGATTATTTGTTGGGAGAGTTTCAGCAATATCAATATGGCAGACCACAGGCTAGGATTAATTATAGCCAAAACGAAAATATTAGACAAAGATTATCTCCATTAATTACAAGTGCTACATTAACTATTAATGGGTCTGGTGAAGCAGTTTATCCTGCTGATTATGTGCAAGCTGATACGGTAATAACAACAGCTTTTAATAGAGTTAGATTTGCGCAGCAAGATACTTTATATTCTTATTATAATAGCCAAATTGATCCAATTGCAACTAACCCTATTTATTTATTAGAACCTACTGGATTCCAATTTTATCCTGTAACACTTGGCAGTGCAATTTTAACTTATGTAAAAGATGCACCTGAAATTATTTGGGGTTATAACACTGTTAGTGGCAGACCAGTATATAATCCAACTACATATAATCCAAGTACACAACCTACGGGAAGTCAACAGCCTGTTTGGGATAATGTAGATTTATTAGAAATAATCGCTAGGGCATTAAAATTAATTGGCTTAAATTTACAAGACGGACAAGTACAGCAATATGCTAATCAAGTAACACAAACTGGGCAATAATGACTAGATACGCATTTATAGAAAGAATATTAAGACAGATATACAACGGACAACCATCCGATGATTCAAGTATTACATATAATCAAGTTAATCAATGGTTAAATGATGCAATTGCATTAGCGGCTAGAAAGAATTATACAGATAACATACAAATGGATGGCATATCTTATGTCAATAATTCATTTTATACTACATTTAAGGCATTGCCAGTTGTTAATGAAAACGTTACAACATATGCTATTTCATTGCCTGTAATACCAGTTGCATTAGGTCAAAACGAAGGTGTTGCAACTTTACAATTTGTAGGTGAAGGGAAGATTTCTCAAACAGCTATACCATTAAGCACAAATCAAGTTGGCTATATAGATAGCATTAGACCAATTCAGAATAAATTATTATATTGGATTGAAGGTAAAAATATATATGTAAGATCATCTATATTGTTATCTCAATATACGGCAAATGTAAGAATGATTAGTGGGGGTGATTCTACTAATTTACAATCTACATTAATTATACCAGATGATTACGTCCCAATGATGATTGAATATATCAAAGCTCAATTAGCATTTGAAAGATCAAGACCAATAGATACAAGTAATGATGGAGTAGATAACAACAACTAAATAATATATGAAACCAATTAGAGATTTTGTTTTAGTAAAACCATTTGCACCAGAGGAAGTTACCGAAGGTGGTTTGTTATTGCCAGAAGGTTACAGAGAAAGAAATTGTAAGGCTAAGGTAATTTCAGTTGGTAATGGTACAGCTAAAATAAAAATGGAAGCAAAAAAAGACGATGTTATTTTTCATGTAAAAGGAGCAGGGGAACCAGTTATTTTAAATAATGAACTTGTTTTCTTGATTCGTCAAAATGATATATTAGCTTACGCATCAAATAATTAAATATGTCACAAGTTAGAAATTATATAACAATAGACTCTGTAATCAATGATTATATTGATGAAAGTGAGCAATCCGTACACAAATACGCTAAATTATACAATATAGCTGTAAGGGGTATGGAGAAATTAGGGCTTGACTTTTTTTACAAAATAAAAACAGTAAAAGTACCTATTGATACAACAAATTATACGGCTCAATTGCCTAATGATTATATTAGTTATACTAAAATAGGTGTATTAAATTCAGTAGGAGAAATTATTCCATTGAAGTTTAATAACAAAATGACATATTATGCAGATCAGCAACCAGATAGATTGGCCTTGACTCAAGATGATACCCTAGCTGCATGGTATCAACAAGATATACCATTATGGTTTAATTATTGGGATGGTTATGGATTCCAAAATATTTATGGGTTACCTAGTGGCTCTCCATTTGTAGGTCAATTTAATATTGATGATTCAAATGGTGTGGTTCTTTTAAATCAATATTTTTATTATTCTTATTTAATGATAGAATATTTATCTAGTGGTAATCCAGAGGAAACATATTCTATACCAATTCAATTTAGAGAAGCATTGATTTCATGGTTGGCTTGGAGAGATATTGCTAGTATGCCAAGCACAAGAAAAGGTAACTTAGGAGATAAAAGAGATAGAAAGCAAGAATTTTATAATCAAAGAAGAATTGCTAATGCTCAATTTAAGCCATTGTACTTAATGCAAGCTTACGAACAAAATTTAGACACTCAAAGAATGACTGTTAAGGCATAAAAAATGATAATAAATACTCCTTTTAGTGGAAAGCTAAACTTAGATGATGCTGATTATAGAATTAGTAATAATGACTATATTGACGCTTTAAATATAACAAAAGATGCTTTAGGCGCAGCTGCTGACAAAGTAGTTTCTAACATAGAAGGAAATACATTAATACCTTATACAGCACCTAATGGTACAAATAAAGTTATAGGTTTTTATTCTGACAAAGTAAGAAATAGAGCTTATTATTTTTTATGGAATAGCAATGGTTTTAATACAATATTGTATTATGACTTAAATACAAATGCAGTAGTACCTGTTTTAATAAGTAAAACGCAAAGTAATGGTATTGATATATTAAATTTTAACCCATCTTATAAAGTATTATCGGTAAATATATTTTATAGAGATGATGAAGGTGATATTTTATTTTTTAACGATGGTTATAATCCGCCAAAAAGTTTAAATGTAATTAACTTATACGGTAATAATTGGAAATTAGAGTATTTGCTAGTTGCAAAAGCTCCTCCAGTAATGCCACCAAAAGTAGTTTACGAAAATGATACTACTATAACTATTAACAATTTAAGAAACAAGTTGTTTCAATTTTCATACAGATATGTTTATGATAACAATGAAAAGTCTGTATGGAGTTCAAAAAGTATTGTTCCGTTACCTCAACAGCCTTCTTTAACACTTACAGATGATAATCCAAAAAATAATTCAAGAATAGCTGTATTATTTTCAACTGGTGGTCCAGATGTAAAAGCTGTAGAACTTTGTTTTAGAGAAACTACAAATGGTGTAACTAGCGATTGGTTTTTAATAGAATCTTTTAATGTATCAAATATTGATAATGATATTTACGTTACAAAGTTTTTTAACGACTCTATTTATACTCAAATAGATATTATAGAATCTGACCAATTGCAAGATTGGGTTCCTCAAAGGGCTAACGCAGCCGAATTAGCTAATGGGAATGTTTTATTATATGCTGGTATATTAGAAGGTTATGATAAAACAGCAATGGACTTATCTGTTGATCAATTTACTGGTGCTTCTTCTAGTTTTTTTTATGACCAAGCTGGTATTTTATTGCTAGCTACGGTGAATGGAACAGATAGCGGTACTGGGACACAGATGAGTATTTACCTTTATGGTACTGGAACTAATGGAGTAAATGGAGAAGTTGTAACATTAAATAATGCAGCTGGATCTTATTTTATTAATTCATTTGCTTCAGATGGTACAAATTTAAGTGCGGATTTTTCAACATTTTCAATTTCTTTAGCAGTTAATACAATTTTAGCTGGTATTTCGGCTGCAATGGTATTAAAAGGTTATACTCAAGTATCATTAGTAGGCAATAAGTTAGTTATGAATTATGCAAATGGATTTGTTTTAACCTCAGTAGGTTTTAAAACAATCCCTTTATATGATTCAGATAATACCCGATTTGCCAATGTATGGGATTCTGGTTATCAATATGCTATTCAATATTTTGATGCACAAGGGAGAACCATTGGCGCACAAACATCTATTAATGCTACAATTAATACTCCTTCAAGAGTATCCACAACAGATTTCCCTGAAATAAGATTAAATATTCTTAATAGACCACCATTATATGCTACATATTATCAAGTATTAAGATCAAATAATACTACTTATAATAAAAGATTATGTTGGATAAGCGATTCTGCTTTTGCTGGAATAAGTAATAATGTAGATAGTTCAAGATTTTTTTATATTGGGATTGATAATATAGCTGCATATAATGAAACCATAAGTTCTACACAAAATGTTGTTTCTTATAATTATACAGAAGGTGATAGAATTAGATTTATACAAAGATATGATTCAGAGAATAATGTAAGACCTATTCCAGCTCAATATGATTATGAGATAGTTGGTACAGTATCTACATTTGAATATAATATTAGCTGGCCTGCTCCAATAGCTATAGACAACAATACATACACAGCTAACGGAAATTTCTTAAAAATAAGATATCCTAGTAATGATATAAGTATTGATTTTCGTTTTCCGGGTACGGCTGATTTTCAACATTATGAAATATTATTATATAATTATACCAGTAATGCAAATGAAACTCAGAGGTTTTTTTATGAATTTGGTAAACAATATGGGATAGGTAATCCGGGTACGTTAGATAGGTATCATTTTGGGATGTCGCAATTACCAAATGGAGGTGCTGTTGTACCTGTAACAAATGGTGATTTGTTTTATAGACTCAGAACAGTACCATACAGTGACAATTTTAATTTTTCATCTAGTGGATTTGATATTGGGACTACCGGATCTTTTGTATCAAGAACTGAATCGTTCCCTATTTTTATAGAGAGATCAATAGAAAATGCTGCATATAGAATACAAACTCAACCAAATGCACTTATAAATTTAACCGGAACTGGATACCCTATTTGGACAAGTGTGGGTTATTTTTTCTATAATAAATCAAGTTCTGCTGAAACTATTTTATCAGTTAATGGATCTTTTAATATGTCATCTGATGGCACTTCTACTTTTTCAGTATATGCTGTTATTTGTACTTCAACAGGTTCGCCTGCTGCAAAATATACAATTAATTTATTACCAATAGAGATTAATAATATAATTCAAAATACGTCTACTACATTTACAATTAATAAAAGATTTACTGTACCTGCAACAGGAAAAGTATGGATAGTAGCTAAATCTACAAATGACAACACTGGTTCTAATAATATAATTGTTCAACCATTTAGATTTGATTTTCAAGTTGTAAAAGAAAAAACAATTGGGATTATTGAGCAAAGTTTTAACGATACATATAATTTAGTTACAAATAGCAATGGCAGACCATCTGTTATTGACGAAAACGCAAGACAAACTTATTTCCCAACTGTAATTAGATTTGGACAAGCATATCAATCAAACACCAACCTTAACGCCACTAATAGATTTCTTTACGAAGATTTTGATGAATATGATAGAACATTTGGAGATGTATTGAGATTGCATGTTAGAGATAGGTATTTGAAAGTTTATCAGCAATTTAAAGTAGGTAATGTGCCTATTTTGACTCAAATTGTAAAAGATGTAACAGGCAACCCATTGCAAGCAAATAGTGACCAATTAATTAATAAAATACAATATTACGCAGGTGATTATGGTATTGGAGATGCTGCAACAAGTCTTGCATGGAATAACTTCGCAGACTACTTTGTAGATAATTATAGAGGTGTGGTTTGTAGATTAAGCCAAAATGGAATTGAACCAATTAGTATTCTTTATAAAACAAATTCTTTTTTTGTTGGTAAAACAGCTGCATACAGAAAAGATTTAAATAATGGTGTTTCTGATGGAGGTGTTTATACTGGTGATCCATGTATTTATGGTGTATTTGATGCAAATACTAATAAATACATTATTGCTATGGAGGAGATTAATAGATATTCAATTCCTACTACTACAACAATTGCTCCTACTACAACTACCACCACAGTTGCTCGTACTACTACAACTACATTTAGTCCTACAACGTCTACTACAACATTTAGTCCTGAACCTTGTAATTGTGTTGAAGTTAATATTACATCAGCAGGTGGAGAGGTAGCTACATTAAATTGTTTCGGTGTAAATGAAAACTATGCTTATCCTTCAGCAGGGATTAGGTATATTTGTGCGTCTGTGGTTGGGGGGTTATTGCAAGCTGAAATTGTAGCAGGTACTGGTACTTTAACGCCTGTTGGAGATTGTAAAACAGGACCTTGTCCTCCAGTTGCTCCAACTACAAGTACAACGACTTTAGCAGTATCTTGTTTTAATTATTTTGTTTATGCAGATGATGGAACAGAGGATAGAGATTCTTATCCTTTCTCATATATCAATTGCGCTGGAGTTTTAGTTGAAAGCAGTCGTGTAAATAAAGGTCCCGGAATTACTGTTTGTGCGAGATTAGATACCGTTGCTTCTACTTCTCCTTACATTTTCGCAGATATTGGTGCATCTTGTAATCCAACTACAACTACAACTACAACTGCAGCTCCTACAACAAGTACTACAACTGTTCCAGTATCTTGCTTTACTTATACAGTTTATGCTGATGACGGAACAGATAATAGGGATTCTTACCCTTTCTCATATCTTACTTGTGCAGGTGTTTTAGTTAATAGTAGTCGTGTAAATAGGGGGGCAGCAATTGTAATATGTGCGCAATTAGACAGTGTTACATCTCCTTCGCCTTACATTTTTGCAGATATTGGTGCATCTTGTAATCCAACTACAACAACAACAATTGCACCTACTACAACCACAACTAGCGGACCTACAACAAGTACGACAACTGCTGCAATAGCTTGCTTTACCTATACTGTTTATGCAGACGATGGTACAGATAATAGGGATTCTTATCCTTTCTCATATCTTACTTGTGCAGGTGTTTTAATTGAAAGCAGTCGTATAAATAGGGGAGCGGCACTTGTGATTTGTGCGCAATTGGATAGTGTTTCTTCTTCTTCTCCTTACATTTTTGCGGATATTGGTGCAGCGTGTAATCCAACAACAACAACAACAACTGTTGCGCCAACAACAACCACAACTGCTGCTCCAACAACTTCTACAACTACAACTGCTGCGCCAACAACAACGACAACCACTGCTGCTCCGACAACGACAACCACTGCTGCTCCGACAACGACAACCACTGCTGCTCCGACAACAAGTACAACAACTGCTTCGCCAGCATGCTTTACATATACAGTTTATGCTGACGATGGTACGGACAATAGAGATTCTTATGATTTCTCATATCTTACTTGTGCAGGTGTTTTAGTTAATAGTAGTCGTATAAATAGAGGTGCGGCACTTATTATTTGTGCGCAACTAGATTCTGTTGATTCTGCTTCGCCTTACATTTTTGCAGATATTGGTGCATCTTGTAATCCAACAACTACTACAACTGCTGCTCCTACTACAAGTACAACAACTGTGGTACCTACTACGAGTACAACGACTGCTGTACCTACAACGACTCTTGCTCCTACTACGAGTACAACAACTGTTGTTCCTACTACAAGTACAACAACTGCTGTACCTACTACCACTACAACAACTGCTACTCCGACTACAACCACTACTACATTACCTTGTGAGTGTTGGACAGTGGTAAATGAAGATTCTGTAACGATTAATTATACAGTAACTAATTGTGATGGAACAACTCAATCTCCAAACTTATTAGCTGGAGCTACAAGAAATCATTGTATTCAAGGTGGTTCTATAATTGTAGTAAATAGCCCAATTGGTGGATTATTAGGAGAATATAGCTGTGGAACAACTTGTACTATATCTAGTAATTGCTCTAATTGTTCTCCAACTACTACAACTACGACTGCTGCTCCGACAACTACAACTACAACTGCTGTGCCAACTACAAGTACAACAACTGCTGTGCCAACTACAAGCACAACAACTGCTGTACCTACTACAAGCACAACGACTGCTGCTCCAACAACTACGACAACCACACCAGCACCTGTATATTATAATATCTTAGATTGTGCAAATAGTTCTACTGCATACTCAATAGCATATGCTCCGGGAACATTCGCATCTAGTGAAAGATGTACCGCAGTTGCAAGTGGTTTCCCAACAAGAACAGTAATCATTATAGGTAGTACAACAACATTACCTGGTGGAACTTTATATACATTAACTTCACAAGGCGTATTTGGATGTGCAGCTACAACAACAACTGCTGCTCCGACAACTACAACAACAACTGCTGTTCCAACAACCACAACTTTAAGTCCTACAACAACAACTGTTGCACCTACAACAACCACAACAACGCTTGGTTATGCTTTTGTAGATATTAGTAACGTAACGGCTGGTACAAATATTACAAATATTACAGTAAATGGAGTACAAGTATCTGGAGCGGTATTCCCTATATTTGCAGGAGATGGAGCATCTGCTACAACTAATCAAACTGGCTCATCTCAAACAATAGTTGTATCTTATACTAACGTAAGTAATGACTCTGTTGAGGTTATAGATACTGCAACTAATATTACATGTATAAGTGCAACTGGAACAAGTAGAATATTTGGTGGATTAATTATAGCCGATGGAGGTACAGCAACAATTTCAATGTTTGATGGATCATGCTAAAACATAAAATATATAAAAAATGGCACTAGAATTTCACCAAGACCCTTATACAATATCATTTGATGAAAATGCTAATGCATTTGAGGCTTTTTATTCATATTTCCCTGAATTTATGGGTGTTGTTAATATTACCACGTTTACCTTTAAAAATGGTCAAATTTGGGAGCATGGAACAGCCCCATTCTGTAATTTCTATGGCACTCAATATAATGCCTCAATAACCAACGTATTTAACTCAAATTCATTGGATAAAAAGACATGGATTTCAGTAATGGAAACGGGTAATACGACATGGGCTTGCCCAGTTATATACACCCAAATGGATACAGGGGGTAGTGCAAGTATAAAGCAAACAAGTCAGCTTTTAGAGTCTGATTTTGTATCTTTGGAATCTGAGTATCAAGCATCGTTTTTAAGGGATTCTAGCAGTCCGGGAGGGCTAATAGAGGGGGATAGTTTAAAGGGGAATTATATGGTTATAAAATTTGAGAAAGCAAGTGCAAATTCTTTCGTATATTTGAACAGCGCAACGACTAAGTATATTAATTCACCATTGAATAATAGATAATGATTATTAGGGAAAATGATGATAGGTTAGATGAGTTAGAAGTGGCTATGTTAGAAAATTTTGAACCAGTTCACTGTCTTACTACTCATAAATTTACCGATGGTATGTATATTAGGGAAATATTTATGCCTGCTGGGTCTTTAATAACAAGTAAGATTCATAAAACAGAGCATCCGTATATTGTTTCTTATGGTAAAGTAGCTGTATCTATTGATTCTGATGAATGGCATGAAATAACAGCTCCTTACACTGGCATTACAAAGCCGGGAACAAGAAGAGTTTTATATATATTGGAAGATTGTATTTGGACTACATTTCACAAAATAGAAGGAATGAAATCTGAATATAATGATTTAAACGATGAAGATAAAGAAAATATTGTAAAAAAAATTGAAGAAAAAATATTAGAACCACATGTTAATTATTTAACTGGTACTGATATTAAAACTGAATATTTAAAAGCATTAGAAGAAACTAAAAAAATTGAGTTATGAGTTTTATAGCATTAGGTGTAACAGGCACAGTATCGGCAGCAACAGCCATAGCAGGGGCATCTGCATTAGCAGGAGCTGGCATGGGGGCAGCATCCATGATTGGTGGTAGAAAACAACAAAAGAGAGCGCAAGAAGCTCTTGAAAGACAAGCGCAAAGCAGTCCTTTATATAAGCCAGATAAGTCTATTGATGCATATTATCAAGAAGCAATGAATAGATATAGAGAAAATCCATATCAATCTCAGCAATATCAAGTAGGTCAAAGAAATATTCAAAGAGCAACTGCACAGGGTATTAGTGCATTACAAGATAGAAGATCAGCCATTGGTGGTATAGGTCGTTTGCAGGCTAACCAAATGGGAGCTATGCAAAATTTAGGCGCACAAGCCGAAGCTTCAAGGCAACAAAGATTAGGACAACTTGGTCAAGCTACTCAACTTAAATCAGTTGATTATCAAAGACAATTTGATATAAACCAAATGACACCGTATAATCGTCAATTGCAATTAGAGCAAATGAAAGCTCAAGCAGCTGGGGAAAGATATAATACTGGCATGCAAATGGTAGGTCAAGGTGTAAGTGCTATTGGTAGTCTTGCAGCATCTGGCGCATTTGCAAATACGAAACCAACAAAAAAATCTAAATAATGGCATCTACAGGATTATTATCGGGTGTTAACCCATATAGAGGGGGTAATGTTGCAGTAGATTTTACATCTAAGCCACTTCAAGTATTTTTGCAAATGCAGCAAAAGCAACAAGCTAAGGCTGAAGCTATTGATAAATATTATAAAGATTATGAAAAAACTTTAAATTCAGCAGGATTAACACCTGAAGAACAAAAAATATTTACTAATAAATTAAATGAAGTAAAAGGTTTTGCAATTAAAAATAAAGAAAAACTCACAAATCCATCAAAATATGGGTATGATACTCAAGCAACCGTAGATGCTGGATTTAGAGAGTTATCAAATTTCATTGGGGGAGCCAAACAAGCGGCAGGGGAAAGAAAAGCTTTTAAGACTATTCATGATAAAGCGATAGCTGAAGGGAAGCATGTATCTCCTAATTTTATAGAAATATGGGGTAATGCGATGAAGCCCTTTGGTGCTGGTTATGTAGCTCCAGCATTAGATCAAATAAGAATATACGATCCTTTTAATGATAAAAAATACGAATCTAATATTACTACTAATTTAACTCCAATGATTATGGAAAAAGAAGAAGTAATATTTGATCCAATAACAAAACAAGAAACAGGCTTTAGTAAAAAAATAAAAAAATCTATTTTAACTGATGATCAAGTTCAAAAACTTGGTGAAAATTCTTTAACTGATTTTAGAACAAATGAAGGTACAAAAGAATGGTTTACTGAATTATATAAAGATCCTGAAAATGTAAAGAAATTAAATGCTAGATTTGGGGAAGTATATAAATCAGTTGATCCTATTACAGGAAAGGAATTTATACCAACTATTAAAAGCGTAGAAGATTTTGCTAGAGCAATTGGTATTGCAAAAATACCAAAAGAAAGAATAGTATCTGAATCTGCTGCAGAATTAAATAATGAAGGTAAATTCCAAGAGTGGCTAAGAAGAAATAAAATTACAGCTGCAAATGCTGCTACTAATAATAATGCATTAATTAAAGCATTAGCATTACAAGGAAGTCAACAGATATTTAATAAGGCAATGGGAGGCTATAGAACAAATGAAGTTTTTTCTGATAACAAAGGAGTTACAAAATTGAATTTACCTAGAACAATTGTTGATCCTTATATTGATAAAGAAGCTGCATTAGGAGTGCAGAAAAAATTAAAAGATAAAGGATTTAAATATGAGAAATCTAGTTTGACTCCAGTATTTGGTGAGGATGCTAATGGAAAAATATTATATGCTTATCCAAAACTTGATGATAAAGGCAATATTTTAACTGGTCAATATGATTGGAAAAATGCAGTTGATGTTACATATGACATTCAAAATACAATTGCTGATAAAACAGCTGGAAGTGCAAGAACATCAGAAATTATAGGAGGGTCAAAGAAACCAAAAAATAAAATGAAAGACTAATGGCAGAAGAGATAATTAATGAAGAGATTGTACCTGTAGAAACAGTTACTTATGGTGACCCACAACCAAAGCCAAAAAATTATGTAAAAAAAATACATGAAAACTTGGTTGAGGCATTTGGGGTAAACGAAGTTCCTGACGAGGTTACTTTTACTAAAAAAATAAAAGATCCTGCATATGCTAAATTAATTCATGAAAACTTAGTTGATGCATATGGCGCAAGTGAAGTGCCTGATTTTAAAACATTTAGTATTAATTTTTCTACTGACCCTGAAAAAAAAAATCTTGGCGCGACTGGTGGAACCGGATCTGCCCAATCAGAATCAAAATTACCATTACAAGGGTTTAGTCAAGAGCAGCTTAATTTACTTCAAAAAGGCGTTGAACCGCCTAAGCCAAGTGGTAAAGCATCTATTGGCAAGTTAAATATACCTACGAATTTACCAAAGCAAGAAGTAGCTGCTTATGAAAGACAGCTTAAAACAAACGAAGCTGCTATAAACACGCTTTCGGATATATACAAGAAAAAAGGATTGATATTTGATCCTTCAAAACCTGCTGCTCAAAAACAAATACAAGAATACATAACAAAAGAAAGAGATAACGATCTTACTAGAGTAGTTGGTATAAAAGATGGAAAACAATATTTAGTTAGAAGTGAAGGGTTTTGGGAATCTGCTGGTAATGCATTAAAAAGAAGCATTACTGACCCAATTGAATCTACTAATATTAATATGACAAATGATGCCAATGAATTAGCGGATTTGTTAGATGAAAAAATAAAAAAAGAACCAAATATTCCTGAAGGCGCACCTTCAAGGTTTGCGGGGTATCTTGGTGAGCTAGGTGGGGGATTACCAAAAATGATGGCCTTATTATCTATACCTTATGTAGGTGAACAAGCAATGGTAGGAGAGATGTATTACAATGCCCTTGCAAATCAAAGAAGATTTTTATACGAAAAAGGGTTAGCAGATGGTATGGATAGAGTTACTTCTGCTGAAAATGCTATGAAAAATGCTCCTCTTACAGCAATACCTGATGCGGTAGTCGCAGCAGCAATGGCTAGGGGTGTTGGCGGGGGTGGTTCTAAAATGATTACAGGTGCAGCAAAAGAATCTTTTTTAAAGGCCGTTGGAGGGAGATTGAAAGGTGTAGCTAAAGTATCAGCTATAGGTGGAACCGCTGAATTTGGCAGATCAAAAATGCAACAAGCTCAAGGTTATGATATAACTGATGCGGAAGCTATTGAAAACGGATTAAGAGGCGCAGGCGATTATGCTATCATGGATGCTGCATTTAAGCTTGCTCATGCAGGCCCAAAATACATATCTTCTGCTGCTAAAAATTTATTATCTGAATTACCTAAAGAAATAGTAGAGGTAGCAGCCGAAAATTATCCTGATGGGAAAAGAACACTTGAAGAATTACCAAAGTTTGCCGAAACTAAAGCAAAAGTACAAGACTTTGTGCCGGAAGAAAAAGTGGCAGCAGTTACTGGATTAACAGAAAAAACAGATAATTTAAAAGCTGATATAATTGCTTTAGAGGAAAAGAAAAAAGGGGTTACATCTGCAATAGCTAAACAAATTGATTTAGAAATTGCTGATAAAAATAAAGAAATTAATTTTTATGATAATCAAATAAAAAAAGTATTAGAATCAAAAGACCCAACAGGTATAACAGAAGAAGTAGATGATATTACTGGTTATAAAGTAGGTGAAGAAGTTAAAGTAAAGCCATCTGAAGCAATTGGTGAATTTGCTAATAGGATTGCAAAAGGTGAAAAAATGGAATCTCCTGAAGATTTGCAATTCTACGAAAATAACAAGACAGAAATTGAAAAAGCATTAAAAGCAAAGGCAGAAGAAACAAAGCCTGTTGTTATAATGCCAGAAGAAAACATAGCTCCTCAAATAGTAGAGCCAAGCAAGGGTGCTGCCGTTATAATGCCAGAGGAAAATATTGCGGCTGAAACAATAGTTGTAGGACCAGAGCAACAAGGCAAAGGTGCTGCTGTAATTATGCCAGAAGCCAATATAGCTCCTGAAGTTGCAGTTAAACCAACTAAAGAAATTGTATCTCCCACTGTAAGTGAATTTAAATTAGGATATGCTCCATTTAGAGAAGGTAAAATAACAGATATTTCTCAAGCAGATAAAGCTTTTGAAAATAAAACTTATCAATCTTTCAAAAAAATGGCAAGCAAATTTGCACAAGATATTGGTTTAGAGGTATTTAGTGATCCAAATGTTGTAGGTAAATATGGTGCAACTAGCGAATTAGGAGAAGCAAGTTCTACTCCAAAGGTTAAAGGTACAGACCAACAAGTAGAGTTATTTGCTGCTTTAATAGGTACATTAGCTCCAGAAGGTCAGTATAGCGTAATGATGAATAAATATGATGTAAAAGGCAAAGATTTTGAACATGTGTTTACATTTGCAAATAAAGAGGCCGCACAAGATTTTTATAAAAATGCTGGGAAATATGGTGTTCAAGATCTATCTTTGACACCTGATGGTAATTCGGTAATGTTTATTGCTTCAGATAAAAATGGTTTTGATCTTATAAATTTAACAAAAGATTATGGAAAACAAGTTACAGGACACGAAGAAAACAGCATCAACACAAGATTCTTATCACAGGGGGAGTATAGTAGAATACTTGAACAGTATGGGGATAAAATCGGTAAACAATACTCAGCAGAATCTAGGCAAAACATCCTTGATGCCATCCAGCTTGCAAAAGAACGAGCAAGACGATTCGGTAGCGACTATGGTCAGAAATCTGAACAGGCGAAAATAGAAGCTGAAAAAGCTACTCAAGATTACATAAATAAAAATAAAGAAGAGTTAGGACTGCCTGATGTAGAAAAAACATCTGTTAAAAAGGTTGATCCAGAATTGTCTAAGCGTGTTAAAGATGCTTATGATGCTTTGCCTGTAGATGACAGTAGCAATCCAGAAGTAAAAGCTGCTTATGAAAAAGCTGCAAAAGAAATTGATAAACAGTTTGAATATTTAACAAAAGATTTAGGCATTGAGGTTGAATTTATTAAGGATGATCCTTATAAAAATTCAGATGAAATGTTTGAAGATATTGTTAATAACAAAAAACTTAAAATATATCAAGGTGGTGAACCTCATCCTTTCTTAGGAGAATCTACAAAAGATGCAAATGGTTTTACAGCAAACGAAAAGCTTCGTGCAATACATGATTATTTTGGTCATTTTGTAGGAAGAAATCAATTTGGTAAAGTAGGGGAAGAAGCAGCATGGGTAGATCATAGCAAAATGTTTAGCCCAGAGGCTCAAAGAGCTATTACAACTGAAACCAGAGGTCAAAATTCTTGGGTTAATTTTTCTGGAGTTAATGATGCTGCGATTGCTAAAATGCAAGAAGGTAATCAACTTATAAAAGAAGGTAAAGTAACAGAAGGTAATAAATTAATTAAAGAAGGCCAATCTGAATTTAAATTTGCAGAACAAAAAGTGGCTTTAATGCCGGAAGAATTTAGCGATTGGACTAAATATTCTGAAAAAAAGAAACCACTTGAAACAGCTCCTAAAGTAGTAGAACCAATAGTTGAAGAAGTCAAACCTTCTAAAACTCCTAAAGAAATTCAAATTTCTAAAAAAGCATTAGGAGATAACTATAACTTTAGCAAAGAATTTGATGTTAGAGGAGGAGATGTTGTAGCTACAGATGTATTAACTGAAGTTACAAAAAGAGCAGAAAAAAATGGTGTTGATGTTCCTACTCAAAGAGCTATTGAAGTTGGTTTGATGTCAAAAGGCACGCCAGAACCAACTGAATATAATATCATAACAGCGGGATCTCATTTATTAAATATTGATTCTAAAATAATAAAGGCACAAGAAACTGGTAATTTAGCTGAAGTAGAAAGCCTAAATGAACAAAGAAATGAAGTTTTATCTGTTTTAAGAACATTAGGTAATAAAGCAGGTAGAAACTTAGGTTTATTTAATTTAGTATTCCAAGAAACAGATAGAAGTCAAGTAAAACTAACTAGAGATTATCTTAAAAAAGTTCTTAAAGTTGCAGAGGTACCTGAAACAATTGCTGAATTAAATAAAAGCAATTTAACAGCAGAACAAAAGAAAACAGTAAGACCTTATGTTGAGAAAATTGAAAAAGCAAAAGCTAATTTTGAAGCTATTGAAAAAGAAGTAAATAAAAATATATCTATATTAAATGATCAAGAAATAAATGCAGCTTTAGAAAAAGCTCGTGCTGAAGGTAAAAAAGAAGGTTTCCAAGAAGGAATGAAATCTGCTACACCTGAAGAAAAACAAAAGAAATCAAAGCAACTTAAAGATCTTGCTTCTCAATTAAGAAGGTCCGATGAACTTGATAAGTTTTTAAAAGGTGCGGGGCCATTAGGTGGTGCAGAAAAAGC